GAGCGCCGCATCCGCGACCTCACCGGCAACGCCGCGGCACTGGTGGACGCCACTGGTCTCGGGGACCCCGTGTACGAGCGCATCGCGAAGGGTCGGCCTCGGATCCGGCCCTACGTCTTCTCGGCGCCGGCGAAGCAGCGCCTGATGCTGGGCCTGGCCTCAGCGCTGCAGTCGCGGCGCGTCGTGATCCCAGGCGATCCCACCGGCAACACTCCGTCGGTGGTGCAGGCGGAGCTGGAAGGTTTCGAGTACGAGTACACCGCCAAGGGGGTCCGGTACGCGGCACCCGCAGGCCTACACGATGACTCCGTCTACGCCCTCGCCCTGGCGGTGGCCGGGCTTGAAGGGGCGGAGATCGACCTGGATCCGGACTTGATGACCGTGATCGAAGACGGCGAGGAGCACGGACTCGAGGAGCTGGCACCGTGGGAAGCATGAGCTCGCTGCGCCTGCGCCTGGCGGCTGCCGTGCGGGCTCTCTCGGCAGAGCCTCACCCCACCGATGCCATCGGCTACGCGGCAGATTGGTACTACCCGCAGTTCGTCTCCGAGGCGGACGGACTCCGAACGATCGACGACCTGGTCGCGCGGAAGGGTCTAACCCCCTACCGCGAGATGATGATGCGCGATGAGCAGGTGGCGAGCTGCGTTGGTTATCTGATCTTCGCGCGGCTAGCGTCGGGGTTCACCATGACGCCGGCGTCCGGGGACGAGATCGACAAACGGGTCGCAGCAGGCGTCGAGGACAATTTCAGGCGGCTCGAGCGATCCTCGATTGTGCGGCTCCTGCAGAATGCGATGGACGCTGTGCCGATGGGGTTCAGCGTCCAGGAGAAGATCTGGGCCGAGCCGAACTCCAGCGGCGAGTTCAAGGGGCTCCAGTACTACCGCACGTTCCGCCCCATCCCACAGGGGACCATCACGTTCAAGCAGGACGCCTTCGGACAGCTCGAGCCGGATGGAGTCTGGCAGGCCAAGCCGCACCTGACCTACACCGGATACACCTCGCCCGGAGCCTACAATCACCTGCCCGTCGATCGGTTCGTGATCTGGAGTTGGCAGCAGCTCAACGGCAATCCCCTGGGCCTCTCTGTGCTTAGGCCCGCTTACCGTTGGTACTTCTGGAAGGACATGCAGGTGCGGTGGTGGGCCAAGTACATGGAGCGCCACGGCCACCCGTGGGTCATCGGAGAGTACGAAGAGGGGACGGCCCCAGACAAGCGTCGCGCGATGATGGAGAAGCTCTCCCGGTTCCTCATCGATCGCATCCTTCTGCTGAAGCATGGGCAAAAGGTGGAACTGCGCGAGCCCTCCGCCACAGCCACGGCCAACTTCGACCAGGCCGTGACCAAGGCTGATCGCGCCATCGCCCGGTGCCTGTTTGTGCCCTCCCTCCTCACCGAGCACGGCGGCGAGGTTGGGAGCTTCGCCCTCGGCCAGAGCCACAAGAACGTGTTCGAGTGGCCGTTGAACCACCTGGCCGAGACCATCCAGGACGAGATCATGCGAGAGCAGGTCCTGCGGCCCTGGGTCACGCACAACTTCGGGGCTGATGTCGAGGTCCCGCTGTGGGGGTTCAAGGCGTACTCCGAGCCCGATCGTCTGACGATCGCGAACGTGTACAAGGTGCTCGCCGAGATCGGCGTGCCGGTAGGTGTGAATCGCATCCGCGAGGCCTTGGGCGAGCCAGCTCCCGAGCCCGATGAGCCGTTGATCGGGGGGGCCGAGGACAACCCCGACCAGGGGATCCCCCAGGACACGATCGACCAGGCGGGCAAGATCGACGGGCTCCTGGCCGACATGCTCGAGGCGACCGGATCCTCGACCGAGGACGACCTGGTCGACGTCCTGCGCGGGAACGGGAAGCGCACGAAGGCGGCGAAGCGATGGGCGTGACGCTCCAGCTCGGCCGCGCCGTGGCCACGGAGGGCTTTCGCCCGGACGCATCTCGGCGTTTCGCCATCGACCTGAACCGGCCAACGGCTTACTGGCGGCCGCTCACCCGGGTGGAACAGAAGATCGATTTCGCCGCGATGGAGATCGCTGACGGCGATGCACTCCAGCGCTCTCGCATGCGCCTGGGCCTCATCCTGGCGGCCCAGATGACCAAGGTTATTGCCCAGACTCGGGCTCCGTCTTTTGGGGCCGCACAGGCTGGCAGGATAGAACTCCCACTGACCAAGGAAATAGGAGACGAGTTCTTCCGCCTGGCTTCGCGCGCCTACTGGGATGGAGCCCAGATCTTCGATCGAGCCCTGGCCCGATCGGCCCAGCTCGCCGGGAGGGCCGTGCCGCCCAGCCGCGTGTACGGCCTCTCGGCGGTTGGCGTAACGAGGCTCGAGGCGAAGGCGCGTAAGCGCGCGGCTGAGTTCTGCGACTCCTTGCGCAAGCAGCTCCAGCCCGTCTTTGACGGGGTCTTCAGCGCGGCCGGTGTGCGGATGAAGCCGGCGGCGCTCCTCGAGGCCGAGATCCAGACGGTCTACTCCCGCTGGATCGATGCTCCCCCGCCTGGCTCGACCGTGGAGCTCGCCTCCAAGCCACCCCTCGACGCGGAGACGCCGGCCGAATACGAGGCGTGGGAGCGCCGGACCGTTCCGATCACCGACTGGATCCAGACGACCGCGACGCGGATCATCCGGGCGAAGCAGCCGCCGCCGGCGCTGAAGACCGAGGTTACCGCGCTGTGGCTCGAGACCGAGCGGACGCGCCAGGTCAACGCAGGGATCACCGCCGCAGGGCTCAAGAACGCCGATACGGTTGCCTTTCAGTACACGGCTATCCGCGACGGTCGCACGTGCAAGGTTTGCCTCCAGCTCGACGGGATCACGCGGCCGAAGAACGATGACTTCTGGGTGTTCCATGAGCCCCCAGTCCATTGGCGCTGTCGCTGCCACCGCGTGCCGGTCTTCATCTGGGAGAACGTCAAGTACTCCACTGACGCTTTGTTGGACGAGATCGACACGTCGGCGCTCGGGCCGGGATTCGGTCAGTACGACCGGACGGCAAACGAGACGTTGATCCCGACCATTCGCACGATCGAGCGATCCATCCAGAAGCCCAAGCGCACCGCTCCGGTCACGAGTCCGGCCGATCGGCTGGCCGAGGCGAAGACCGCGATGGATCGCGCATCGGCCGAGTACCGCCGAGCCCAGGGCGAGATCGACATCTTGAAGCTCACGCAGAGCGCCGAGGACCTCGCCTACTTCCGGCAGCACGGCGTGTACCGCCCGGGGAGCGACCTGGCTCGGGCGGCAGCCAAGGCGCAGCAGGCCCTGGACGCATTCAAGCGCGCGCAGGACCAGTACCAGAACGCGAGCCGCGCGGCCGCATGACGAGGAGGGGACGGTGAAGCTCCATTGCGCGATCCTGAACGACCAGGCGCTGTTCGACCCGGCGACCTTGTCGATCCGCGAGGGCACGGCCCCGGGGATCTCCATCCTGATGGGGTGTCGCAAGGGATCAAAGACCGAGGAGGGGATCGCCTACCGCTTCGACGCCTCGCAGTTCTCGGCCGAGACCGCCCGCGCCTGGCTCGAGCAACGGACGATCAGTTCGCAGCGCTTCCAGGCCGCTGATGCCAGCACCGATGACGGCGTGGCGTTCAGTGTGGCCGTGCTCAAGGAAGGAGACTTCCCTGGGTCCGTGGACGGTGAACCGGCCCAGATCCCGCTCACGCGGGAGCAGATCGAGCAGTGCCGGCGCGACACCAACGACCTGCTCAACGACGGCAGTCTGGACGTGGTTGCGAGGATCGACCCGTCCCAGGCGATCGGCGGGGCGCAGCTCGGGCACTCTCCCGACCAGAGCGCCGTGCAGAACCTCTTCCCGGATGGCGGCGCGGCCGCGCTGGGCCACATGCGACAACTCCGGTGGATCGGCGACACGCTTGCGGCCGACTTCCAGGGGGTGAGCCAGAAGTTCGCGGACTGCGTAAAGCGCGGCCTCTGGCATGCGCGCTCGGCCGACCTGATCCACAACTGGACCCACCCGGTGACCAAGCGCGTCTACCCGATGATCATGAAATCGCTCTCATGGCTGGGCTCGGAGATGCCGGCCGTGCCGGTGCACGAGATCTGGGGCCTGGCCGCAACTGGCGGCGGATCCGCGGCGCTTTCGACAGCGGGGGGCAAGCCCCCGTCTGGTGGTCAGGCGATCTGCATCCGCTTCGAATCCTCCGATGGGTCGCACGTGCCGGGGAGTCCGGCGGGCGGCGCACCCGCGAACCCTCCGAACGATCAGGCGCCTCCGGGGTCCGGGGGCACGACCCAGAATGACGATGCCGCACAAAAGGCGGCAGAGGAGAAGTCCAGAATGGACGAACTCGAGAAGCTCAAGGCGCAAGTCGCCCAGCTCGCGCAGAAGCTCGAAGCGGTCGAGGCGCGAGCGACCCAGGCCGAGGAGAAGGTCGAGCTGGCCAAGAAGCAGCTCGTCACCGAGACCCTCGACCGGTGTCGCGACGAGCGCCGGATCACGCCGGCCCAGCACGAGCAGTACTCGAAGGTGGCCCTGGCCATGTCCTTCGAAAACGCGAAGGCGTACGTCGAGACCATGAAGGATCGCCCGCAGGCTCCGGATCCGACCAAGCCGGTCGCCAGGCAGACCGGCGCGGGTGCCGACATCAACGCGCTCACCGGCGAGCAGAAGATCCTCGCCTTCGCGGCGAACTTCCAGCTCGAGGGCAAGGGCACCTATGCCGAGGGCGTGAAGGTCGCCTCTCGGATCTTCCCGGCCGACGCCGAGGGATACCTCGCGGCGCACGGCTACCACGGGAAGGGGGAGGTGTAGCATGTCTGGGGGTTACTCTGCCAACGCCACCATCAAGGCGTTCGAACTCGGCGAGACCATGACCTACGCCAACGTCGGTGTGTACTTGCACACCGACGGGAAGATCTACTTGGCTGCGAGCGGCCAGGACATCCCGCTCGGCACCCTCCTCGCCTCCGGCGCGGCCGGCGACCACCGGGACGTGGCCATTGGTGCTCCGGTGGTCCTGGTCCGCTGCGGGGGAACGGCGACCGTCGGCAAGATGGCCCAGGCCACCACGGCCGGGGAGTTCATCGACGGTACCACCGACGACCAGTACGTCTGGGGACAGTTCCTCGAGAGCGGCAGCGACAACGCCGAGATCTCGATGCTCCTGTTCCCCCATGTCACCAACAACATCAGCCTGCTGATCCACGGCGGGTCGTAACAGGGAGGCGGAACCATGCCCATTCGTGGAATCGGGTCGGTTCAGCCGACCACTGACAACGTCCTCAGCAACGCGGTCATCGGCTACCGGAATCAGGCATACCAGCTCCAGAACACCGTCTTCCCGATCATCCCGACGGCGAAGCGGAAGGGCTCGTACTGGAAGTTCGGCAAGGAGGCGTTCGCCGATGAGGCCGAGTACATCGGCTCCACCGGTGAATCGCCGCGCCTGACCCGGTCGCTCACCGAGGACACCTTCACGCTCAAGCCGATCGGCGCGGCCGTGGAGAACTCCTGGGACATCACCGATGAGGCCTCGGCCATCATCACGAACGAACTGAAGGGCGCCGAGTACGTCGCCGACAAGATCGCTCTCAAGCTGGAGCGCCTCATCGGGACGGCACTCACGACCACGGGGAACTGGACCTCTACGGCAGCGGTGGCGTCCGGCAGCGAGTGGGACACCGAGAGCGGTGGCGATCCCATGGCCGTGTTCGAGACCGCCGGGCTGGCGATCTATGACCTCATCGGCGTGCCGATCGACGAGCTGACCGCCGTCATCCCCTTCCGCGTGGCTCGCACGCTGCGTGTCCACCCGCAGCTCCGGGACTACCTGAAGTTCATGAACGGCGTCGCTCCCTCGCTCGTCACTGAGGCGATGATGGCCGAGATCTTCGGCTACAAGCGGGTCGTGGTCAGCAAGGCGCAGTACAACACCGCCAAGAAGAACCTCACGCCCGTGCTGAGCGGCATGATGAGCGATTCGGTGTGGGTCGGGTACGTGACCGACCGGCCGGCTCTCATGGTGCCGAACGCGGGCTACAGCCTCGAGCTGGAGAACGAGCAGATCATCCGGACCTACACGGAGAGCAAGAACCGGCGGGACGTGATCGACGGCGTCAAGCACATCGGCGTGGAGATCGC